TATTGATGTTTCCAATTGTAAGACAGTTTTATAAAGTTGCTAGTTTTAAGCAGCTCTTTTTAAGAAGAACATTTCCAGAAATTGAAAATGAAGTTGAACCGCGCAGTAAACTTATTTATCCAAAGTTCGGTGGAGTTTATAATCAAACTAAGAAAATCTGGACATTCGAGTCCGGTGCATTAATAAGATTCGGTCATTGTGAGCATGATGATGATGTTCATCAATATGACTCAATGGAAATAAATCTATTCACTCCTGATGAGTTAACAAGTCTGAGTGAATATATTTATCTCTATATTGCACTAACCAGAGTGCGAAGTAGTAATCCAAACTTACCATCAATTATTCGCGCTTCAGGAATGCCCGGTGGCATAGGCCATACTTGGGTTAAGAAAAGATTTGTAGATCCTGCGAAGGAAGGTAATAAGTTAATTATTGGTAAGGGTGGATTAAAGAGAATATTTGTTTTCGCAACTCAGGCTGATAATAAGGATCATATTGATCCAACTTATAAGAACTCATTAGAAGCATTACCAGAAGCTGAAAGACAAGCAAAGTTATTTGGATCATTTGATGCATATTTAGGCCAAGTATTTAATGAATTTAGAGAAAAGCATCATGAGTCGGAACCAGATAATGCTTTACATTGTATTGATCGGTTTGACATTCCTGAATGGTGGCCTCGCATTGTGGTGGGAGATTGGGGATTTGAGCATTATACTTGGATTGGTTATGGTGCCATTAGTCCTGATAGGCGCTTGTATGTTTACAGAGAGCAAGTATTTAAGCGAAAGAAAATTGAGGAATGGGCACCAGCAGTAAAGATGTATATTGAGAAAGAAATTCCACGCGTTGTTAAGTTCTGTAGGTCTGCTCGTCAAAACAGAGGACAAGAACATACAATTGAACAGCAAATTAATGATGCACTCGGAGTGCAAATTGAACTTAGCTCAAATAATAAAGGTTCACGTATAGCTGGAAAGCAATTGTTACATGAATATTTGCGCTTTGAGCCTAAACCGAGAACAAAGCAAGAAGAAAAAGAATACGATGATAGCTTCGCTAATTGGTTGCTTCGCAATCGAACTACCAAAGAATATGAATCTTACATTAACTCATTTAGAGAAGAGCAACCTGAAGTATTACCCAAATTGCAAATATTTCGAGAAGAATGTCCCTTCTTAATCAATGCTATAAAAGCTTGTATTCATGATAAAAATGATGTAGAGGATGTTGAAGAATTTGATGGTGATGATGCTTATGATGGCATCAGATACATGGTTGATACAGCGGATAGATTCTATGATGAAGCGCGCGATGAATATTCAGTGATTAAGCAGCGAGAAAAATTACAGCATACTTATGAGACTACGCAAGATATGCATATGATGTATATGCACGCGCGCATGATTGATGCTATACAAGCAGGGCCACAACCAGTTAAAAGAATACATAGGCATTAGAATGATAGACTGGCTAAAACAACAGTTTGAAGCCTGGATTGAACGTCGCGCTCAGAAGCGAGAATGTTTAAGCTGTAATACATTGCGCGATCAGTTATTTATTGCTAATAATGAAAAGCAGAAGTTATTAGATACAATTGTTGAATTAACTAATCCTAAGCAACCCGAACCAGTTAAACAAGAAGAATTTAAACCAATACCAGGTAAAATGATTCCTTGGCATTTAAAGAAACAAATGTTAGAAGCTGAATCAAGAGCATCTGCAAAAATAGCTAAAGAACGAGCCGCCGAATTAGGCGAAGCAAATGATAGTTTAGAAGATGAATTATTAAAGATGGCTGATGGTAAGGGAGTAGAATAATGGCTAAGGCTGATGGTCCACAGGCTGAAACTAGTATGGGTATGGCAGGATTACCACCTAGTTATGGATTAGGTATTCAACAGGGAATGTATAATCGTGGTATTCCTCAAATGATGAATGGTATGATTTATCCTGGTTTTGGTGGTGGTATGCGATCTACTATGCCAGGTTTTAATCCTTTTATGCAGCAACCGCCAAATTGGATGCGAGCAGGATTTAATTTCGGTACTCCAATTTCCAGTCCTAATTTATTTCAGGGACTTTATAATCAGGGTTCAGCTAATGGTGGAAGAATTACAGATCCTAATGCTCCACAAAGATCAGGTGCTTTAGCATTTATGGGTAGAGGCTAATTATGTGGGCGCCTAATTATTATAATACGTTTATTAATCCCACGCAACCACAACAGTTTGTACCAACTCAAGGTGGACAAACTGTAAGTGGTACTTTAAATGGTAGTGGACCATCTAATAATTTCCAACCATCGCAGTATAGACAATATGGTGGTGGAGCACAGTGGAATGGTCAGAATTGGATGCAGCCACAACAGCAATCATCATATGGTGATCAGGGTGGTGGTAAGTATGGTTATGGTAGTGGACAAAACTATGGAAGCGCGCAAAGAAATGCTCAAAGTACAGATCAATTAAATAATGTAGCACTTGGAGTATTAAATCAGGGATTAACTGGTCAAGCTGCTATTGATGCTATTAATCAGCAGATGGGTTATGATACTGGTGCTGTTTGGGATCAAGTGCGAGGTAATATTGATATTGGCACTGGTGGTCCTAATGGTATGCAGTATGATAGAAGTGGTAGTGGACAATATGGCGCTCATAGTTATAATGATGCTGGTATGCCACAAATGTCCACCGGACCATCTTATTATAGTGGTAACGGACAAGATCCTAATGCATGGCGTAGAATGAATTATATGCGTCAGCATCAACGTCCGATGTATGGTCCTAATTTGGGTAATCAGTATCAAATGGGTAATCAACAAGATCCTTGGGCTAATATATATGAAAAAGGTGGATTTACTGGAAAAATGGGTGGTTCACCGGGATATAGCTATTTACAAGGAACTGGTCCTACTTATCAACCTAATTATGGTTCAATGGGTGGTTGGCTTAATCAGCCTATGTTTTATGGTAGTACTCAAGGATAGATAATGCCTGTTAAAAGTGGTGCACAATTTAGATTAATGCAAGCAGCCGCGCATGGTGGATTGCGTGGAGCAGGTCCATCTAAAGCTGTAGCAGAAGAATTTTTAAGAAAGACTCCTAAGAAAAAGAAGTCTATGTTTGCTAAAGAGAAATAGATTTACTAAAGAAAAATGAGAAAGCAAAGTTTAAAATCAACAATGCCTCGCATTCCAATTAAACTTGGAATTAAGCGAATTAAACTAGAATTACCTAAGTCTAAAAAGGTAAAAATTAAGTGAGCAGAGAACACGACGATAAAATTCAACACCTTCTAAAAGAAGTTGTAGACCACTTTGATAAAGAGGATAGAGCTGTACGAGAACGCCAAATTAGAACATGGCGTAGATTAAAATTATATTGGGAAGGTTTTCAAAGAGTTTGGTGGAATGATGTTGCTCACGATTGGAAGATTTATGATGAGCAGATGATTGCTGAATCATCGAGTGATCAGGGATATTATGATAAGCCTGTAAATGTATTTCGCGCTTTGTTAGAGACTATCATCGCAGCTTTATCAGTTAATATTCCTAACATCGTATGCTATCCTGATGATGCTGATAATCCATTAGACGTTGCAACTGCTAAAGCAGGAACTAAAATTGCCGGATTACTTGCGAAGCATAACGATTTAAGCCTTTTATGGCTACACTGTTTATACATCTGGTGTACTGAAGGAATGGTTGCTTGTTATACTTATCCAAAAGCTGATGATTCTTTTGGAACATATGAAGAAAATAATTATGAAGATGAATCTACAGAAGCTTATCAGTGCCCAAATTGCGGTTCTCAGCTAAATGATGATTTGTTTACTCAAGCAGAAGACTTTGCTAATACTGAAAAAGATGAATTTGATCCTGATGATAGTGATGTTCCATTACACGATGAATTAGCTAAAGGTCAGATTATATGTCCACAATGTTCTATCCAGTTAGATCCAGATTTACAAAAAACTACACTTGTCACGACTAGATTGGTCGGAACAACAACAAAGCCAAAGACACGCCAGTGTATGGAAGCATATGGTGGCCTATATGTGAAGATTCCTGTATATGCGATGAAACAGGAAGATTGTCCATACCTGATTCTGGCATACGAAATTCATTACAGTCAAGTTCTAAAAAGATATGAGCACCTTGCAAAAGAAGATTTTAATTTAAAAACTTCTGCTGGTGGAATGTATGATCCTTATGAGCGATGGGGTAGATTAAATCCACAGTATAATGGTGAATATCCACTTAATACAGTGACTGTAAGGAATTGTTGGCTTCGCCCGTGGGCCTTTAATATATTGCCTGAAGAAGATGCTAAATTTTTAAAGAAAGAATTTCCTGATGGCGCTAAAGTAGTATTTGCTAATGAGATTTATGCAGAGTCCGAGAATGAAGCATTAGATGATTGTTGGACTATTAGACAAGATCCTTTGAGTGATTACATTCATCATGATCCATTAGGCATGATGCTTGTAAATATTCAGGATATTACCAATGAAATTATTAGTTTAGTACTTCAGACTATTGAGCATGGTATTTCACAGACCTTTGCAGATCCAGCGGTAGTTAATTTTGATCAGTATAGACAGCAAGAGGCTACGCCTGGAATGATTATTCCTACCAAGGCACCGCGCACTGGTATGAAAATCGCAGATGGATTCTTTGAAACTAGAACGGCAAATTTAAGTGGTGAAGTATTACCTTTCAGTGAAAAAATTCAAGAGTTTGGTCAGTTTGTCAGTGGTGCTTTACCTAGTTTATTTGGAGGCGCGCTTGACAATTCAAATACTGCTTCTGAATATTCTATGTCACGCGCGCAAGCTTTACAAAGGCTTCAGAATATCTGGAAAACATTATTAGTATTTTGGAAGAATATTAATGGTAAAGCAATAAATTCATTTATTAAAGAATTAAGTACCGACGAGCGATATGTTGCGAAGGATGAACATGGTGAGTTCTATAACGTATTTATTCGCAAGTCCGAGTTGCTAGGTAAACTTGGTAATATTGAATTAGAAGCTACCGAAAACCTACCATTAACATGGGGCCAGCGTAATGGTATTCTCATGCAGTTTATGCAGAATGCTAATCCTATGTTCATGCAAATGCTGATGGACCCTGAGAATATTAATATTCTTAAAGAAGCAATGGGTCTTGAAGATATGGTTGTTCCTGGTGAAGATGATAGACAGAAACAATATGAAGAGATTTTACAATTGACTAATTCTGAACCATTACAAGTACCACAACCTGTAATGGGGCCACCTGGACCTAATGGTGAACCACCACAACCAATGATGGGTCCAGATGGTCAACCAATGATTGAACCACAAGAACAACCATCAGTGCCAATTGATCCAGAAATTGATAATCATGCGATACAAGGTCAGATTTGTAGACATTGGTTAGTTAGTGATGCGGGTAGATTAGCTAAGTTAGAAAATCCTGTTGGTTATCGTAATGTAATGTTGCATATGAAAGAACATTTAATGGCTATGCAACCGCCACCGGGATCGCAACCTGCACCACCACCTAATATGCATCAGCCACAGCCACAAGCAGCACCACAACAACAGGGAGCGCCACAATGAATAAAGCAATTTATGAGAAGTTTTATTTCCCATTAAGTGATACACCAGATGACGCGGGTTCTGGTAGTGCGACAGCAGAATTATCAGTTGATGACCTTGATAATCTTTTAGCTGAAGATGATACTAAAGAAGAACCATTAGAACTCGCGAAACCAGAAAAAGATGATGCTGAAGCATCAGATGAGAAGGAAGAAAAAGAGGAAGAAGATAAGTTAGAATTAAAGGACGACGAGGATACTGAGAAAGTTGATTTAGTTGTTCCGGTATCTAAGAAAAAGATTCTAGCAAAATATCCAAATCTTTTTAAAGAATTTCCTTATTTAGAAACGGCTTATTATGCTGATCAGGCTTATAAAGAATTATTACCAACGCTGGATGATGCGAAGGAAGTTATTGAAAAGGCTAAAGTCCTTGACAGCTTCGAGCAGAATCTAATTCAGGGTGATACTGAAAGATTATTAGCTAATATTAAACAGGCAGATGGTAAGGCTTTTACTAAAATTGTAGATAATTATCTGCCAACGCTCGCTAAAGTTGATAAAGGTGCATTTGATCATATCATCACCAATATCACTAAGCAAACTATTATGGCGATGGCGGGCGAAGCTAGAACTAGTGGTAATGAAGAGCTTGCAAAGGCAGCTCTGTTACTGAATCAATTTGCATTTGGAACTAGTCAGTTTTCGCAGCCTACTAAATTAAATAATGATAATCCTGAGCAGGAAAATCAGGTTCAGCGTGAGCGCGCAGAATTTACTCGTGAAAGATTCACGGTTGTAAAGGAAGATTTAGATACACGAATTAATAATACGTTGAAGAGCACAATTGATCAGCATATTGATCCTAAGCAGAGTATGACTGATTATGTGAAAAAGAATGCAGTGCGTGAAGCATTAGAAGCAACAGATAGAATTATTGCTAATGATCAGGTATTCAGAAAGCAATTAGATGCTGCTTGGAAGCGCGCTTTTGAATCTAATTTTAATCGCGATTCTATTCAGCGTATTCGTTCTATGTATTTAAGCAAGGCCAAGACTGTATTACCACAAATTATCGCTAAAACAAGAAATGAAGCTATGCGCGGTTTAGGCAAGCGCACAAATGAGCCACCAAAGCGCGGTATAGTTTCACCAGGTAGACCATCCACTTCAACTAGTGGCAGATCTGAAGATAAAAACAAAATTCCTAAAGGTATGAAAACTATTGATTTCTTAATGCAAGACTAATCCAATGACCAATACATTTGTTAAAGATATTGCTTGGTTAGCTGGATTATTAGAGGGTGAAGGTTCGTTTGGATTAACTAACAATGGTAAAAGTCCAGCTATTTGGCTATCAATGACAGATTCAGACACCATTGAAAAAGCCAGAAACATAGTTGATAAAAGCTGTTTTA